CGAGTTCGCGGCAATACTCGCAGACTTCCCGGAGGTGATTCCAATACTCCGTGCGCGGCCGCGTGTAGTCGAATAACGGGAACCGCCGGCCGCTATCGCGGACCAGGACCATCACGCCGCCGTCGTTCTGAATGTCCCGGGGGTCGTCCGGATTCTTGTGCCTGATCTTCTCGGCCGTGGCCTCGTCGTAGGCCGCGCTCTCGTAGGGCTTCGTGCCTTCCCAATTCCATTGACAATCGGCAAAGACGCGGACTCCCCGGCCGCTGGCTCCCTTGACCTTCTGGAGAAAGCCGCGCCAATCCCCCTCGGCTACGAGGAGGTCGTAAACGCCGACGTAGACCCGGATCGCCGGCTCCGGCTCGGGCGGCTTTTGATGAACCGTGCAAACCGCCGTCGGCTCCTGGCCCTTGATATACTCTCGCTCGACGAGGTTGACACAATACGGGTTCGGGAGGAGTCCGCTCTCGGCGCAGACCGAGACTTTGACCTTCTCCGGCTCCGGCGGTTTTGGCGGACAGCCACAAAGAAACGCGAGCGCCAGTGCAAGCACGATGAGCGAAAGGCCGAGCTCGAGACATCGCCGCTGATATTGAGTTTTCATTATTTCCTCATTTCCTTCGGATCAATTTGTCTGCCAGATGGAAAAGGAAAACCCCCCATCCTACAGCGAGACACGCGAGAATCGCCCAGGCGGCAACGTGATTTGTCTCGCTCCATCGCCAGAAATGCTGGCTCAACGAAAGCCCCGTAACCGTGATTAACGCGGCCTCAAATATCCCGGCAACGACGGCGAGGCAAACGAAAAATAACATCCACCATCTCCTCCCGGGCGGTCGCATCAAAAGCCATGATCCGACGAAAAGAATGATGAGGACGACAAGAAAAAAGGCGTCCGTCATAATCCGGTCTTCCAGTATCCGAGAAGATAAATATTGACCGTTCCCTCACGCTCGATCTTATATTCCAGCGTCTGATCTACCATCGAACAAGCAAGTTGCCCTGCGAGCGCATTAAATGTACAGTTGTTCGACCCTGAGTCCAACGTTTCCCATGCATACCGCGTCTCTCCGTCGGCCGCCCCAGAGCCATTCGGGCGAAAGCGAGCAATGATCCACCTCCCGCCGGACACCCCCGTAACAAGGAGCGAAATGAGAAAGACCGTTGCCGGGACATAGGCCGAAAGATCAAGGTCACGCCAGGTTCCGTCCATCGTCATCCCGCCCGAGATATCGGTCGGTGTCAATGACGTATAACTCGGGATTATATCCTTGATGTTCGCCCAGATAGCATGTGCAGTTCGCCAATCTTGCGCCAGATGGCCGGCAAAGTCGGCCTGCTTCGCCAGTTCGTTTTCTTTCATTCGACGACCTCGAAGACGACAGCAGCGCGCCGCGAAGCCGGAGACTTGGCGACCGCGAGTGCCCGGACGATCGTCTCGTTCGCCGCTCCGGTCGAATTAAAAAACCGCGAGCGCGTCAGTTTGAAAATATCCCCCGCCCGAACGCCGAACATGACGAGCGGGAGAATTGCCGAGAACACCTGTGCGCCGGACTGCGCAGCGAGATCCGTTGCGAGCGCCAGGGCGTCGGTTTCCGTCGTCAAATATGTATTAACTCGGAGCCGGGCATGGATACGTGACCGATGGCCGATGGCCGATCGAACGACTGCGGCGATCTCCCACCGGTCCTCTTGCTGGTAATCCTCCGAATAATAGACCGCTGCCGTTTCGAATATGTCGGCCTGCTTCTTGGCCGCGGATATGTCGAAGATTTGATGCTCGCCGATGAGGACGGCGTCCTCAGCCGCTGACGTCGGAGCCACGCGAAGGCCGATCCGCCCTTCCGCATCCTGATCCGTGTAGGCGCGGCCCGAGAGTTCGAGAGTTCGGATGACCTCGCCGACCGAGGATTGGCGCGTCAAAAGGACGCCGAGCGCCGCCGTCCTGGCGATTCTCGTATCATAAATTGTGTCAAGGTCAAGCTCGGAAATCGCAAGGCCCGGGTGCGTCGTCATGAACGAGACGAAAATATCGGCCACGGTCGATATTAAAGTGTCATCATCCTTCGGTCGCCCGGTAAAACTACAAAGCAAATAATCCTCATTCCCCATCGTCACGGAACGCGCGAGCTCGATAACCCCGCGCTGGTAGTCTACAAAATAATCTGTCCCGGCGACGAGCGTTGACGATCCGTTTTTAAGGACGGACGTCACGGATTTAATTCGGTAGTCCGAGAGCTTGTATTTTCTGTCGGTCGTATCGATACAGGCCGGGACATAATTCGCGATCGTGCCATAAGCCACGGGAATATATTTTCCCTTTGCGTTTGCATCGAGCCGCGGATATTCAGTCGTCGAATAGACGCGCTCTGGGATCTGTCGGTCGAGGTTATCCCGGAGGTCGCGTAACTCAAATGAAATCTGCTGATCATTGCAGGTTCGGTCGGAAATCAAGTATGTCGCCAGAAGGTAATAATCAGAATAAGCAAAACCGGCGCCCCCGACGAGAATCCGTAATTGACGATTCTCGAACGTATACCGATCAAAGCGCGCATCCCAGTACCAGGCACCGCCAATTTTTGCGTTTATGAGCGAAACCGACCCCGACGATCCGGCCCAAGTCCCTTCATAAAGGCGCTTTATTTCGGATGTGACGTCCGGAAGATCCTCGGCCCGAAAAAGCCCGAGATAATTATTGCCGTTAAACGAAACGTGGGAATCCTTGCTCTGCCTGTTTGTGTAATAAAGCCAAAAGCCGGCCTCCATCGTAAATCCGGCAGGGCTCGCCCCGCTGAACGTATGAACGTAGAGCTTCCGCGCGTAGTAATCGAAATAAAACGTCCCGGCGACCGACTCAACATCAGCCGCCGCATCTTCCTCTACGTAAGCGACGCCATTCTCGTAAACTTGAGTCACATTGACACCGCGCTCGCCTACGCTGACCTCATACGTATAAGTTTTTGTCGCCGTAAGCGAGAACCCGGCCAGCGTGAATTTCGGGTTAATCTCGACAAGATAGGTCAGGCGTGCCCGCGGGTCGCGGAAAAGGATTTCCATTTTCGTCCGGACATAGGCCGCAAGCGTGGTATCATTTACGGGCCCGGCCGCAGCTGCCGATCCGACCGCATTGAAGGCCGTGACCTTGAAATAATACATCGTCGACGGCGAGAGGCCCGTCGCCAGAAACGATGTAACGCCCGCATGAACGCGGACAATCTCCGTATAAGCCCCGCCCGTCGATCGCTCGATGATATAGCCGACCTCGTCGACGCTCGCGCTCCGCGTCCAGGTCAATCGCATCCGCGTTGACTGGACATTGGAAATCGCGAGGCCCGTCGCCGCGGAGGGCACCGCGAGCGTCGTCACGGTCACTTCGTTGGAATAGCCCGAATAGCTTCCGCCCTGCTTCGCCCGGACCCGATAGACATAAGTCGTCCCGGCCGCCAGGCCGGAATTCCGGTAAAAGGTCCGGTTCGGTTCTATCGTTGCGACTTCTGCAAATGCGCCCGCTCCGGTCTTCCGCTCGAGCCGATGGTCGTCTTCGAGTTCCGAGTTATCTTGGAACGTGATCTCGACCTGGCCCGATCCGTAGGCAACTGCCGCGAGATTCGTTGGCGTCGAGATAGCCGCGAAGGTTTGCGCATTCGCCGTGTTCGAGGCAGCCGAGTCCCCGCTTGAGTTTGTCGCGTAAATCCGATACCAATACTGTGTGTTCGAAATAAGCCCCGTCCTCAAGTAGGTCCGAATGTCGACGCCCAGGTCCGCAATTTTGGAAAACGAAATGCCGTCCGTTGACTCATAGACCTTGAATCCCGTCTCATTGTCGGCGTTGTCGACCCAGTTGAGCCGGATAGAGGTTGTCCCGACCGCCGTCGCCGTGAGATCCGATGGCGCGGCCGGCGGGTCGTCGGTCGTGATCGAGATTTCCGGCGTGAATCCCGAGGCCGTCAAAGCGTTAACGGCGCGGACCTTGTACCGGTAGGATACTCCAGGCGTCAAACCTATATCCGTATATTCGACCGCCCCTGCTGCCGCCGTCGCCAAGTAGGCCCCGTCGCGGTAAACCTCAAAGCCGGTTTCGGTTGTCGAGTTGTCGCGCCAGAGAATCTTGATCGAAGTATCCGACAACGCCGAACCGGTGAACTCGCTCGGATCCCATAGATATGTCGTGACGCTTCCCGACTCATTCGAGTACGACGTATAATCCGGAGGCGTCCCGCCATAAGCCCGGACGCGGTAATTGTAAGCCGAGCCATCAGCCACGGATGAGTCAACGTAGCTTGTCGGATGGCCCGCCAATTCTGCGATACGATCCCATCCCCCGCCGTCGTTGCGCTCAACCTCGATTAAATCATAATCCAGGCCGCCGCCGCCGTTCGTCCAAGCCAGGTTGATTTGATTCGGGCCAACTACAGAGGCCGAAAGTCCGCTCGGAGGCGAGACCGGACCCGACATTAAACGACCTCGACGATCGAAAGGTCGGCACGCCAATTATCATACGCGACGTTGGCGACCGCTGGCATCTCTGCGAGTCGGCATAAAAGGCTCGACGAGTTCGGCGCCGAATGATTGAAAATTAAAACAATCGCGCCAATTTTCCCGACAGCCGCGAACATCGTATCGAGATACGTTGTCACGTCAGACTCCGTCAAGTGGACGAGCTGGACGCGGCGGTAAACAGGCTTGACCTTATCGTCCCCGAAGACAACTCGTTCGTCCGTTTCCTCTGGCTCAACGGCGTCGTCCCGGCTCCGCTCTTGCCCGGTTATCGGGGCGGCCGGCGGTGCCCAAAATTTCGCCAAATATAGCGTCCCGATCTGTACATAGCGAGCCGAGTTTGTCGGGTCTTGAACATGGATTCGAACATATCGCTTCGTGCGCGCCGCCGCCAGAAAGGCGTATATGTTCGTGCTGTTATGGGAAATAACGTCAGAAACAAGGTTGACCGAAAAGGCCGAGTCGTCGGCGCCGTAAACCGTGATCGTCGCCGAGGCCGAAATGTTGTGATTCAGAAGGGCGATGAAGTCGTATTCTAGGGCCGAGCCGAGGTCGATGTCGATATACTCGGCAGGATAATGAGCTCTCGCATAGTTGGCTGTATAGGTGTCCGCCCCGGTATCGTCCGCCGTCTTGTCGAAACCGAGGACGCCGGCCGCGTTGTTCGCTGTATTGGTCCCGCTTTGCCAACGCAGCGTGAAATTCCCGGCCGCGCGCGCGATCGTAAACTTTCCGGTTGCCTCAGCGTATGTTACCGTATACGTCCCGCCGGCCGCGTCAAGGCGCGTCTTGACCTCGGTCGCAAGCGTTTGCCCATTATAACTCCCGACTGTGAGCGTTGCAGTCAGCTCTGCCCCGCCTTCGTCAAAGTCGATGTATTTCGTCGCCGCAGTTATGACGAAAAGACCGTTCCCGCTTCCGCTCCCGTTCCGCGAGCGCCAAGCGAACGACGGCGAATCTATTTGGCTATCCTCGCTTGGGTATTGCGGATGCTCGGATGATTCGGCCAGGATCGATCCCGCGCGCCAACGATTGAGGAAGGCAATCCGAAACGCCATTATCGCACCGCCTTAGAGGCAAGCGTAAGGCGGCCAAGAGATGCGCGCCGCTCGACCGTCTGAACGACAAAGTCCTCAATTTCCCGCTCGCCGATGTAAACCTTAATGATGAGGACTCCCCTCCCGGCTGTCGCCGCGCCTCCGTCACGGATGATCTCGCGTACCATCGACGGGACGCTCGAAAGTGGGGCGACAAGCTCCGGGCCCGCCTCGCCCGCGACAAAGCTCCCGTCCGGGGAAAAGGTCGGCTTTGTCAGAATACCGCCTTTTTTCAGGGGAATAGGTTGTGCCTTGATCGCCGCTATCTCAATAGCGCCCTTAGCCGCGGCGAGCGCCGCCAGGACGAGCCCGACGACGAAAGGTGTCGTCGCCAGGGCCGACGTTACGGCCTGGGCCGTGTTGATTGTTGCCGCAAAAATGGCGTATCCCTTCGCTTTCTGCCCTTCTGCTTTTCGAAGATCCGCCTTTTTTTTCGCATATTCCTCGTCAAGTGCGCCATAGGCGGCATACCGCTCCTCCTCAGAGAGCATCATTTTGTCGATTGCCGCCTTCCTCGCCTGATATTCGAGGTCATAATTCTGCATCTGTTGGGCGAGGTTAGCGTTCGACAAACTTCCGAGAGAGGAAAATAGTCCTCCCACTGCCCCGAGAACCGATTGAAAATTTGTCAATATTTTTTGATTTATTTCATCTTGTATTGTTTTTATTTCACCCCAAGAAATCCCAAGCTTTTTGATTGCTTCTTGTAGAATTATAGGCAAATCTGAAAATCTCATTCCTAATTCTTTGGCTTTTGTTATAATATTAATAATAGAATCAACATTGCTCTTTTCTGTTAATTCGCCAGCTTTACGCAAAGAATTAAATGATAAAACTGCAATATCAAAATCTTTCTTCAAATCTGATCTTAATTTTATCCCGAGTTTTTCGGCGGCAATATTCATTCCCGAAAGCGTACCACTTCCGATTGCTACAGCATCGGAGAATTTGTTAATAGCAGGAATTGCCGTCTGGCCGAGCTCGACCATGCCCTTTATTCTATATCCAGCATTAAAAAGAATTTTCCCAAAAATATCCCAGGCCATAGAAGTGCGAGAAAGCGGGGTTTCAATTTCTTTGAGCCTTCTAGCCAAAACAAATAATGCGAATGGTACACTTTCCCCGGCTTGTATTTTTAAATCAATTAAACGATCAGAAATAGCCTTTAAATCTGATTTTGGTATATTTGATAATTTAGATAAATTGGCAAGGGCTTTCTCTAATTTATTTATTGCCGGATGAGATGCGTCCGTATTCTCAGCTAATCTTTTTAATTCATCTATCATTTTTTTCAGCGATCCGCCGGTATCCTTTGTCTGTTTTTCCGCTTGCCCGAGTCCGGCCAGCCATTTATTCGCGGAATCGAGCCATCTCATGATGACGCCTTTATTCTTATCAAACGACTCGTCGAGCGCCTTCATCCTGGCGACGTAGGCGTTCGCCGCCGCCGGGCCTTTCTCGAATTCTTTACGGATTTCCTCCATTGACGGCCGGAGAATCTTGAGCGATTCCTTGAATTCGACGGCCTTTTGATATGCTTCCTTCTTCAGCGTGTTGGTCCAATTCGTAATGCCGGCGATATCCTCAGCAAGTCCGCCGGCAATCCCGAACGGCCCACGGGTAGCATCTCTCAATCGCTCAATGATATTGATCGCAAATTCCGCGGCCTTGGCGAGCCTATTCGCCCATTCGTCGGCGGCTCCGCTCGAAACAAAATCCTCCAGAGTTTGCTTAATCCTTTCGATCAGCTCCAGGATTCTCTCGTTCTTTACGATCGCCCCGCCGACGGATTCTTTCGTGTCGTCCCAGATATTCCTTAGCTGCGCCAGCCTCCCCGAGAAAGCCTCCGTTTCGGCCTTTGCCCGTTCGTAGAAAACCGTCAGTTTTGCCAGCAGCTCGGCCTGCTTCTCCTCCTCCGTCCCTGTCTCCCGAACCTTGATACCGTACCGGCTCAACGTCCCCCAGTTCCCCTCCAGGGCTTTCTGGACCAGGGACGCCGCGTTCTGGAGGTCCATGCCCATGACGGAGGCCAGGCCCGCCGCCCCCTTCGTCGCCCTGTCGAGCCCGTCCCGGTCCAGATTTGTCATCTGGATTAGGAGCGTCGAGGCGCTTTTCACCGCCTCGTCGTTGTAGATCGTCTCCCGCTGAATCTCCGCCCCGAGCTTCTTAAAATGGTCGCTCAGCCCGAGCGCCGTCCGGCCAGTCGTGAAGAGCGCCGCCTCGAGCGCGCGATCCGTCTTCTCGCCTTCGATCGCCGCCTCGAACAGGTCGATGACCGCACCCTTCGCGAGGCCGAGGCCTTTCTTTAGGAGATCCGCGGCGATCTGGCCGGCCGAAAATTGCTTCCAGAGCCCGGCGTGCCGCCCCGCCGACTCTTCCGCCGCGGCTCCGCCCGCCCGGTTCGCCTGCCCGAGCTTCTCCAATTCCTCGTCGAGCGTCTTGATCGTCTGGATTCCGGTCTTCGCGTCGACCGAGACGACGAACTTAATATCTGCCATTATTTTCCGGCCCTAGCCTCGGCTGCCGCCTTTGCCCGAAGCCGCCGCATCATCGCATCTATGGATTCGAGTCCCCGAAGGAACACCGCCTCCGCCGCCGAATCGAGGCCGATACGCTCTATCGCGCGCGCCGTCCATCCGGTCGCCCGGGCGAACTGCCCAGCGTTCTTAACGTACCATTCCCAGGTGGCCATTCCGGCCGCATCCAGGGTCGGCGCTTCGCTCTGCCATCTCGGACCTCCTGGCTTCCCCACGCGCTCCCAGTCGGCGACGGCGCCCCAATCCTCGTACCACGCGAGGAAGCCGGTTAATTTTTTAAGAAGTTCTCCTCATTCCCGGCGTACTCCGCGAGCTCAAGGCCAAGTAGGCGCCCCGTCCCCTTGACCCGCTGGCCGAAGAAAAGCGGGAGCCAGCGGCGTTTATTTTCCTCGTCGCACGGGATCGGGACGCCATCCTCGGCTAAATCCCACTCAGCGACGGAGGCAATCAGAATTTCTTTGACGATCGCCGAGTATTTCACGCCGCTCGCGTCGAGTCCGGCCAGCCCATCAACAACCCGAACCTTGAGGCGCAGCGTCGGCGGCTCAAGAAACATCGTTTCGAGGTCAAAGGAAAGCCAATCAGATACTCCGATTAGCCGCCTTACGTTCGACATGACTCCTCCTTATGTGAGATAGTCGGTCGTCCGAAGATTGATCAGCTCGATATAGGGCCGCGTATAACTCATCCCGGTCGGATTCGCGCTCGCCTGTTCCGCGCTGAGTTCGAGGCCGTTCTTGACGATCTCCTCCCACGACGCATCTGGCTTCGTCATGCGGAGGCGCGGAAAGTACATCGCCAGGTCGTAGTAGTACGACCCCGCGATCAGAGCGCCGGTGCATTTCAGGAGGAGCTTTTGAGTCGTCCCGGCGATGAAGGTCGCCAAGAAAGCCGCGTTGACGGAATTCATCCTGGGAAACCCGAGCTTTACCGTGATCTCGGGATGGTCGCCCTCGGCCGGCTCGATGATCGACGCAGACCCCGCCACGTTGACCCCGTCGCCCCCGCGCTTATAGTTGACCTCCCAGGAGTTACATTCAAGCGCAGTTTCGCCCGTCACGTCCCCGCCGCTCTGGGCGTTGATCTTGACGCTCGAATGTGAAAAGGCGATCCGGTTCTCCCGGTCGGCGTAGGTCAATGCGTCGATCTGCGTCGCCGTGTTCGTCGCGCTCGTGTCAATCACGGTATTCCCACGCAACTTCGCCTCGCCCTGGATGATCCCGCTCGATCCCTTGAGCGAGAATTCCAAGGCCTTCGCGCTCGCGACCTCAAAGATCTTCCCGGGATATTCGGCACAGAATGTCCCGAACTTCCCTGAGAGCGTGTCCGCCCATTGGAAGATGTGCTTGTACGCGGCTGTTCCGCCCTGCTGCGTTGGCGCGCCGGCAGTCCCGAACATGAGCGCCAGCACAACACCGAGGGCAGTCGGGTCATATCGCGCATCGAACGCCAGTGTGAAATCCACCGGCTTGATGTCGCCCATGACACCCGATAGGACAAAAGGTGTGTCTGCCTCTTTCGCCGGAAGATAATCTCTCCCGTGGATAAGGCCGCTGAGGCCCTTGAGAAGCGCACCGTCGCCGGCGCCGAGGGCGACCGCCGTCCCCCAGGTCGAGCTCTTCTTGAAGCCGGCCGCGAGAGCCCGTCGTTCCGAACCAGTGGGTGTGGCCATTTCTTACTCCTTCTGCGATTTCTTGGCGGGCTCAGCAGCTCCGCTCTTGATCCACTCCTCGACGATCTCCGCCGAGAAGTCGGCGGCCGCGTAAACCTTCCCCGGCTTGAGCTCCGCGCCCGAGCGGGTAAAGCACCGATCGGCCTTCCAGGTGAAATATTCTTTCATCTCGTCCTCCTATATCGCGCCCCAGTCGCCCGTCACCGTGAAGCGCACTCGAAGATTAAAATAGCCAAAGCTCCCATCGAGCGCGAGGATCCCGTTATCCGTTTCTGGCGGTTCCGGGAAAAGAATCCTTACCGCAAGAACGCCGAGCGTTCCCGAGGCGCCGCTTTTCCAATCCTCGTTGATCGCTCGCTCGACGTCACGGACAGCTTTGATCAACGCAGCGGTCGGGTCAGATTCGTCCCGGACATACCCGTAGACCGAGATATAAAACGTCGAGTCGTAAGAATTGTCCGTTAAATCGATATTCTCACCGCCGGAGTCATGCGTTACACAATACGTCGGGAAGGCATCGGCCTCCTTCCAATGGACGAGGCGACACAAGACCTTCGCCGGCGTGTAGAAATAATTCGCCCCCGCCGTGATCGCCGTCAAAACAGTCACGATGCGATCCCGAATCTGAAGCCGTTTCGGGTTCGTCGGGCTAGGCATTGGCGGTCCCCATCTCGGCGGCAATTTCGAGAAGCCGCGACTCCTCAAGATATTCCGATGTCAGAAGAGGCGTCATTTCGTCAATCGGAATCGAGAGCCAATGCGAGGCCGGGATTCTGACGCTGTCGCCAAAAATAAAACGCGGCCGGATTCCCGTCCCCCGGCGCTCGGCCAGAATCACGTTTCCGCGCTTCGTCTTAATGAAAAACGCCGACGGATAATTCCGGGCCCGGCCGCGGACGCCCGGGAATGGGATCGTCAACTTCTTGTCGGACTTCTTAATCGTCCCCCCGTATTCGTGGATCTTGGCATATGGGACTTCCTTTTTTCCGACATACTCGCCCGTCGCGATAACGAAGGTCGCCGCATCGACCTCCGCCGCCTCGACCTTCATTCCGATATTCCGGCGAAGATTCCCGCTTTTCGCCGCGTTATTTTTA